ATCGAGGGGAAGGACGAGAAGACCGTCGTCCTGACGGCCGTCGATCCGGACAGCCAATACAACCCCTGGAACCCGGACGAGCTCTACCAGAAGACCGGCGACTACTCGATCTACGAAGACATGATGAAGGACGATCAGGTCGCGGTCGCCATGGCCGTGAAGAAGGACCTGATCATCGGCTCGGGCTGGCACATCGCCTGCGAGGAAGAGGGCGACGAGGACATCAAGCAAGACCTCGAGGTGGCCCTCACCGAGGACATCGAGACGAGTCTCGACGACTGCCTCTCGGACATGCTGACCGCCTACGACATCGGCTTCTCGGTGACAGAGAAGCAGTTCAAGCACCGAGACGACGGCTCGCTGACGCTGAAGAACCTCAAGACCAGGAACCCTGTCTCCTGGCTCTTCCACCAGGACAAGCACGGCAACGTCGTCCGTTACGAGCAGCAGGGGGCGGACAAAGAGTTCGCCGACATCGACCCGAACTCGATCATCCACTTCGTCAACGCCCCGAGGTACGGCAAGCCCTACGGGACCTCCGACCTCCGAAGCGCCTACCAGGCCTACTTCATCAAGCAGCAGATCGTCCGCTTCTACGCCATCTACCTCGAGAAGGCGGCGAGCCCGACGCCGGTGGCGAAGTACGACCGGAACATCGCGCTCGATGCCGAGATCCAGACGCTCCACAACACGATCAAGAAGCTCCAGACGAGTTCCGCCCTCACGATCCCGAAGGACCTCGAGGTGGAGTTCCTTCAGGCGGTCGGCAATGGCGAGGCCTACGTGAAGGGGATCAACCTCTTCAACATGTTCATCGGCCGCGCCCTCTTCGTGCCTGACCTTCTGGGCTTCCAGGGCGGAGAGACCACGGGCGGCGCCCAGGCCTTGGGCCGCGAGCAGATGGTCGTCTTCTTCAAGCACGTCATGCGCCGGCGCCGGTCACTTGAGAACCTGATCAACCACCACATCATCAAGCCGCTGGTCATCTGGAACTACGGGCTTCTGGACAACTACCCCAAGTTCAAGCTGAACCCGATCGAGGAAGACCGCGCTGTCGAGAACGCCAAGCTCTGGCTGGAAGCCGTCAAGGGCAAAGCCTTCACGCCCACGCTGGCCGAGATCAACACCTTCCAGAGGATCTGCGAGTTCCCGGAGACCTCGGAGGAGGAGTGGGACGAGCAGCAGCAGGACGCCATCGAGAAGGCCGCCCAGGAGGCGGCGATCCTAGCCGGTGAAGAGGACCCAGAGGCCAAGGCCGACGCCGAAGGCAAAGGCAAGAAGCCCGGAGAGGAGAAGCCCGAGGCCAAAGCCAAGGACTCTTTCAAGGCCTACGTCCTGCCGGCCGGCGACTACCACCGGAAGACCGACTTCAGGGCGATCGAGAAGCAGCTCGACTCCAACCTAGACCTTTTCATCGCCAAGGCGACCCCGCTGGTGAAGGAGATCTTCTCCAAGTTCGGAGATCGCGTTGCCAAGGTCAACACGGGCAAGGCCAAGCGCCTTGAGACGCTCGAGCACCTGACGCTGCCCAAGCCCGAGCTCAAGCGCTTCGAGAAGCTCCTGGACGACTCGTTTCGGGAGACCTTCGAGCGCTCTCGCGAGATGGCCCGTGGCGAGATCTTCAAGGAGAAGTTCGCCGTCCAGCCGGCGCCCGAGTTCCTGAAGACCTTGGAGGAGGAGGACTACAACTTCGTCAAGGACTGGGAGTACCAGACCACCAAGCGCGTCCGCACCGAGATCATCGCCGCCGTGAAGGACGGGCGCCCCATCTCGAGCGTGGTTGATGCCCTGGGCGCCGAGGTCCAGAAGGAGGCCTTCGCCGCGGTCGAGCGCTACGCCCGCACCAAGTTCACCGAGGTGATGAACAAGGGGCGGCTCGCCTACTTCAAGGAGACCGGGGTCGTGGGCGCCTACCAGTACTCGGCGATCTTGGACGACCGGACGTCTGACATCTGCCAGGGCCTCCACGGCAAGGTCTTCCGTGCCGGCACCGAGCCCGTCCCGCCCATGCATTTCAACTGCCGCTCCCTCCTCGTTCCCATCACCAACTTCGAGGAGTGGGAGGCGGACACGAAGGTGGGCGGCAAGGGGATCGACGACTTCATCGACGAGCACAAGGGCAAGGGCTTTGCCAGAAACTGACGCCGACATCCACGTCATGCCCGCCGACGAGGGGCACGAGGACTCCCGGTACTGCTGGTGCGCGCCACGCGAGATCTGGCAGCCAAGCTTCCAGCGACAGCTGTGGGTCCATCGAAGCTGGTTCGAGCGCATGCGGGGCGACGACGCCCCTGAAGGAGAAACGTATGCCTTTGTCTAGCCAGCAGCACACGCCGCGTCTCATGGGTGAGGACGAGCACTCGATCAAGTACGGGTGCGAGCCCGACTCCTACGAGGCCGAAGGCCAGGAGACGCGCGAGGTCGATGGCGTCCTGGTCACCGTCGGCAAGAGAAAGGCCGACGGCAAGACCGGCGTCGTCTCGGCCTCCTTCAAGAAGCCCGACTACGATTCGGAGAAAGCCGCCGCCTGGATGGCACGCCAGGACTTCGCAATCGAGCCCGCCGAGCTCCACACGGTAAAAGGAGTCGAGATCTTCTCGACCGGGCTCTGGAACGGCAAGCAGATCAGCGACGCCGACCTCGACGCCATCGTGGACGCCTACGCAGCGACCAAGGACACCGTGGCGCCGCACCTAAAGCTGGGCCACGACGACGACCAGAAGCTCCTGCAGGCCGACGGCTTCCCGGCCGCGGGCTGGGTCGAGAACGTCCGCAAGGTCGGCTCAAAGCTCGTCGCCGACTTCGTGGATATACCGCGCAAGATCTACCAGCTGATTCAGAACCGCGCCTACCGGAAGGTCTCTTGCGAGATCTACAACAACATCGACATCGAGGGGCGGAAGTTCCCCAAGATGCTTGGTGCTGTTGCCCTTCTGGGCTCCGACCTGCCAGGCGTCCTCAACCTCTCCGACATCCTCTCGCTCTACTCCGGACAACACGCTCACGCGTCAATCGAAAATTTTGCCAAGCGTGAAACGGCGGACGTAATCTCGATAGTAGAAGCTTCCACCACAACGGAGCATGAAGACATGGCGCAAGCCGACGTCGATACGTTCAAGGCGCGAGCCGAAGAGGCCGAGAAGGCCGCCGCGGCCGCGAAGGCCGAAGCCGCCGCGAAAGACGCCGAGATCGAGAAGTACAAGGCCCAAGCCGCCGCCGCCGAGAAGGCACGCGTCGAGGAGCGGGCCAAGGCCGAAGCCGCGAAGGTCGATGCCTTCGTCACCGGGCTGGTGGCCGAGAAGCTGTGTTCCAAGGCGATGGAGCCCGCTGTCCGGGCTCTCGCCGGCGAGGCGAAGGAGACCTACTCGGTCGGCGACAAGAGCCTGACCCGCACCGAGCTCGTGAAGCAGGTCCTGACGCTGGCCAAGGAGGCCGCGAAGGTCAACTTCTCGGAGACCACGAAGGACGAGGGCGCTGCTGCGGCCAAGGACCTCGGCGCCAAGATCGAGAAGTACGCGGCCGAGCACAAGGTCTCGTACTCGGCGGCCTACAAGGCGGTCACCCGCGGGGTTGACCTCCCGGCGGCCGCCATGCGCGAAGAAGACGCCGCCTAACCACCACGACGTGAAGGGATAAGACGATGTCTGGTGCCCTCGTTCTCAGCTACAAGGTGCTCACCACGCTCAGCGCCTACCGCGTCGTGGCTGCGGTCTCCGGCACGGCCAACACCGTGCAGTACCCGGAATCGACGCAGTACATGCCGCTTGGCGTGACGATCGACGACGTCAAGGACACGACGGCGTCGATCCCGGTCCAGGTGAACGGCATCGCCCGGGTCTACTTCAACGACACCGTGACCGCGGGCAAGCTCGTGGCCTTCGACACCTCCGGCCGCGGCATCCCGTTCACGCCGGCCGCGACCAGCACGGGCCTGACGCTCCCCACGGGCGTCATCGGCACGCTGGTTGGCCCGACGGTCGCCGCCACCGGCACCGTCGCCGACGTTCACCTGCATCCGCAGCTGATGCGCTAACACCTAGGGAAGGGTAACTAACCATGCCTCTTCGTAGTCAACAGCACGTCGATCAGCTGCTTTCGAACGTCTCGGTCAAGTACCGGCCGAACGGTCTGATCGCGATGGAGGTCTTCCCGGAAGTCCCGGTCAAGAAGGACTCCGACCTCTTCCGGGTCTACACCCGCAACTTCCGCATCCCGGAAACCAAGCGGGCCAACAAGGGCCTGGCGCGCGAGCACGCGTTCGAGGTCAGCACGGCTTCGTACTCGCTCGAGTACCATGCTCTGAAAGACTACGTCTCGGACAACGACGCCGAGAACTACGACATCTCGGACCTGCGCTCGGACACCACCGAGGAGCTGACCGAGAAGATCCTGCTGCGCATGGAGAAGACGGTCGCCGACCTCTTCACCAAGACCAGCTGGTCGTTGAACGTCTCGCTGGCGGCCAACTCCACGTTTGCCGACAACACGACCACGACCAACCCGATTCCCTACTTCGACACCGCCTGCACCACGATCCTCAACAACGGCGGCATGAAGCCGAACCTCGGCGTCCTGCCGCGCCCTACCTACACGGCGATCAAGAACCACGTCTCGGTTCTGGACCGCACGAAGTACACCTCGAGCGATATGACCGTCGAGATGCTGCAGGGCCTCTTCGACCTGCCGAAGATCCTGGTCGCCAACGCCAGCTACGACAGCTCGGCGCCGGGCGTCACCGAGTCGATCGGTCAGATCTGGCCGGACAACTCTTGGGTCGGCTACCGGCCTGAGCGCCCCGGCCCGCTGCAGCCGTCGGCCGGCTACGTCTTCCGTCGCTCGACCCCGATGGTTAAGCGCTGGCGCGTGGACGAGCGCGAGAGCGAGGCGATCGAGGTCCAGATGAAGTACGCGGTGAAGGTCGTCGCCTCCCTCTCCGGCTACCTGATCGCCAACTCGCACTGAAATTTTGCCAGCGCCGTATATATGGCGAGAATAGGGGGGAGAGATCCCCCCTATTTTTCTTTACAGGAGGTCCCCGTGGACCCTGAGCAGAGCCCCAACCCTGCCCGTGTCGCCGCCGCCAAGGCCTACCATGAGCGCCGCAAGCAGAAACAGGCCGCCGCCCAGGAAGAGACCGACTCGCGCTTTGTCCTCACCGACAAGGGCAAGGTCGTGAAGCTGACGCGCACCGCGCGCGGCGTCCACTCGGTCTACGTCGGGACCAAGAAGCAGGCGGACGCCCAGGGTCTGAAGTACACCCGGGAGTAACCCGCGATGGGGACCTACGCCACCACGACCTCGTTTGGGACCTGGCTCGTCGGCACGACGCTGGACGCGGCGACGACCTCTCAGGTCGGCCAGTGCATCACTTGGGCCGAGAACGAGGTGAACAAGATGCTGGCCAAGCGCTACGACGTGAGCGCTTGGGTGTCGGGCTCTGTCCCCCCGCACGTGCGTGGCATGACCGAGCAGCTGGCGACCGGCTTCTACTTCCGGACCGGCGCGCGCGGTGGCAAGGAGGCCTTCCAGAGGGCCGACGCCTTCATCAAGCCCGTGATGGAGAACCTGAAGGAGCTGGCCGAGGGGAGGCTTGAGCTCGTGGACACCGCGGGCTCTCTCATCCTCCCGCGCGGCTCCGCTCCCGGCGTCCTCTCCTCCACCGACGGCTACACCTCGACCTTTGCCGAGGACGACCCGCTGCTCTGGCGGGTGGACCCCGACAAGCTGGACGACATCGCAAGCGACCGGGACTGACTCGATGGCCGACCAGGCCGACATCGTCATCGACGACAAGGAGGTCCGCGACTACCTCGCGGGTCTCACGAAGCGCTGGGACCAGATCGAAAAGCGCGACAAGGCGGTGGTCGGGATCATCTCGGCGATCGTCTTCCGGGACGTCATCCAGCACTTCCAGAGGGAAGAAGGGCCGGATGGTCGCTGGCGGGCCTGGAGCCCGAGCTACGCCAAGTTCATGGCAACGATCGGTAAGTCGGGAAACCAGATCCTCCAGGACTCTGGGCGGCTCAGAAACAGTTTCCAGCCCACCAACGCGCGCGCCACGCGCGAAGGCATACTCTGGTTCAACAACGCCAAGACCGCCTCGGGCTTCCCCTACGCGGCGGCCCACAACGACGGCGGGGGGCGGCTGCCGCAACGCCGCTTCATGTGGCTCTCGGACGGAGCGGTGGGCGACATCGCCGAGCAGGTGCTCAACTTCCTGGGGAAGGAATGATGGACTACCTCGTGGCCGCCATCGTCGTCGCCTTTCTCGCCTTGGCCCACAAGGTGCGCGGGCTCTCGCGCGGGCGCGTCCGCCTTCGGGTCGTCAAAGGGGGGAAGAAATGACCGTCAACCTCTCCAACATCAAGACCCAGCTGAAGGCGGTCTTAGACACCGCCAACACCACCACCGCCGCCTTCGACCTCTCGACCGGGCTCTCGACCCGCGTCCAGAAGGTGCTGAAGGTCCACCCGGGTCTCATCCCCCAGCAGGCCTCCTTCTACCCGTGGGTCACGACCTTCGTGGACAAGAAGGAGGTCGAGCACGCGACCATCGCCAAGGACCAGATCACCGCCAAGCGCATGGGCACGGTGACCATGAAGGTCGTGGGCGGGGTCTGGGAGCCGACCGTCTCTGACGTCACCGCGGACGCCGCCGACGAGGCCATCGAGAAGCTGATGGAGAACGTCGAGGAGGTCGTCCGCCGGAGCTTCAAGCTAAACAACGCCGTCCAATGGACCAAGACCGAGGACGTCTCCTACTACGCCTGGCCGGTGAAGGAGGACACGCACCTTAGGTTCGGGGTCCTAACACTCACCGCGAAGGTCGATTACTAGATGCAGCAAGCCCAAGAGGCAGATGCCCGTCGCCACGAGCTAGACGTCCGCCGCCAGTCCCAAGCCGCCTACGCCCAGTGGGCCAAGATCTGGCGCGAGCACGCCAAGGAGCATGCCCGCCACGAGATGAAGGACATGCTGGCCCTCCAGAACGTGGGGATCGGCAAGGCATGTCTGGTCATCGCCAACGGCCACAGCTTCGAGAAGAACCTGGAGACGATCCGCAAGTACCAGGGGAACGTCGATATCCTGGCCGTGGACAAGTGCGTGAGGCATTGCCTCGAGAACGGGATCACGCCGACCTACGCCTTGGTCTGCGACGCGAACGTCTCCTACGAGACCTACATGCAGCCGGTGGAGCACCTGCTCCAGGACACGATCCTCTTGGCCAACGTCTGCGCCAACCCCAAGTGGGCGGCCAGCGGCAACTGGAAGGACCGCTACTTCTTCGTCAACAAGGACGTCTTGAAGTCCGAGGCCGAGTTCATGGCGCTCTCGGGCTGCAAGAACGTCATCCCGGCCGGCACCAACGTCAGTAACTGCGCCATCGTCGTCCTGACCCAGTGCGACGAGGCCGGCAAGCGCAACTTCTTCGGCTACGACAAGCTGCTCATGATCGGCTTCGATTACGCGTGGGGCGACGACTCCTACTACGCGTTTGACCGCGAGGGCGGCGGCAAGCGGCACTACATGAAGACGGTCTACGCCTTCAACCTGCGCTCGGAGCTTGTATATACCTCGTCCAACCTGCTGTTCTCCGCCAAGTGGATCGAGCGCTACATCACTGTCTTCAAAGTGCCGGCCGTCCAGTGCTCCACGGATTCCATCCTGCGCGGCTGGAAGCTTGGAAACCTCGAAGAGCAGCTGCAATATCGCTACAAGCCCGAAGATGCGAAGCGTGTAATCGACCTGTTAGAATATCGACGTAACCTCCAAGCCCAGATCGACGGGATCAACCGGCAGATCATGGACGTCGGCCGGGATCACTTCAAACAGCTTATGAGGACAAGCTAATGGCGGTCGGCGACAGCTCGCTCTTCGCAGGCGAAAGCTACCTGGGGCTTGGTCGCGAGACCACCTACGGCACCTACGCGACCGCCGGCGCCGGGCTCGACTTCATCTCGGCTGCGATCAAGACGACGAAAGACGCCAAGATCCTGGAGCAGGTCGAGCGCAAGCGGACCATGTCCAAGCAGATGTCCTTGGGCAAGACGGTCGAGGGCGAGGTCGAGGCGTACTTTACGCCCGACGTCACCGCCATGGGCTATCTCCTGCAGAACGCGTTTGGCGGCACGGTCACCTCGGCCACCGCCACCGGCGAGACGGCGGGTGGGTCGGCGTTCACGCACACCTTCTCCGAAGGGTCGATGGACCAGACCTACAAGTCGCTCTCGGCCAACATGAGGAAGGGCCCGAGCTCGGGCGGCAAGGTCTGGCGGTATCTTGGCGGCCGGGTCAACTCGCTTTCGCTCCAGGCCGAGCTCGACGAGCCGCTCAAGATCAACGCGGCGTTGATCTTCAAGGACTCGACCCAGCAGTCTGA